AGAATATATTGAACTCATTCGCGCAACAGACACGATGACAGAAGATGAATTTTTTGACGCCCATATGTTCTCGTGGATAACAATTAAATTTCATTATGTTGGGTATACTCAAATACTGTCAAAATATTGTAGACATGTTTTAGGAATGAGTTATAGAAAGTTCTATGAACTATTATATGACTACACTATGAATGACGCTGGATTCCTTGGTATTGAATTTAGAGAGTATTTACAAGCAATCCGAGAGTATTTTACGACTGGGAAAGTTCCTAAGAATCATTCAAGTGGTCATGGACTTGGTGTTGGTATGCCCAATGATACATTATCAAAATTTGAAAACAAAGAAAAAATCTTTGATTTTATTAAAATGTTTGTAGATGAAGTATTAGATATTGATGAAGATGTATTTGATATTCAAAAGAAATTCATGTATGATCCTAATATAGACTATCCTTGTGCATCTACTTTACCTTTTGATTTGGATACTTGGGATAAAAAAGATACAAATTATACTATAGAAAATGAACGAACAGAAGAAGAACGATATAATTTATTTGTGATTAGACGCAAAAATCTTACAAAAAATACTTTAATAAAATTATGAGAAACTTATACATGTTCCAACCGCAGTATGCGGTAGAAGTAAGAAATGAAGACACGTATTGGTTACCGTATAGTGTTGGATGTCTTTGGGCATATTGTATGCAATATGACGATGTAGCCAGTGGATTTTATTTAAAAGACTTAATATTTAAACGAGAAGACCCTGAAAAATTAGTAGAAAGACTAGAAGACCCAGTAGTCTGTGCATTTAGTACATATATTTGGAACGAACAATATAATCTACATGTCGCAAAATTAATAAAAGAAAAGTATCCAGAATGCATCATTGAATTTGGTGGACCACAAGCAACAGAAAAACTTACAAAGTATGACTTTATTGACTGTATTATTGTATCTGAGGGAGAAGAAGCGTTTTTAGATCTACTCAGAAAACTTATATCTATGGAACCATTTGAAAGGATATATCGGAAGAATCGAATTGAAGATATGGATTTTCAAAGTCCATATCAACTTGGGGTATTTCGCAAAATAGTATCTGATAATCCAGATGTTTTATGGTCTATGACAGTAGAGACCAACAGAGGGTGCCCACATAGATGCACTTATTGTGACTGGGGTGGAATGACATATCAAAAGGTCAAGCACTTCGGATTAGAAAGAATTACGGATGATATAAACTGGGCAGCAAGAAACAATGTTGGATTTATATTTAATGCGGATGCAAATTTTGGAATGTTTAAAGAGAGAGACCTTGAAATTGCAAAACTCTTTCGTAGTGCAGCAGATCGTGGTAAACTAGAAGCAATTAATGTTCAATATTCAAAGAATTCTACTGAAGTCATCTTTGAAATTGCACAAATTCTTGGGGATATTAGTAGAGGTGTAACCTTGAGTGTTCAGAGTATGAATGAACCCACATTAAAATCTATCAAGAGAAAAAATATGAGCATCAATAAGATATCTGAGCAAATTGAGAAGAGTAAAAAATATGGAGTTAAAACGTATACTGAACTAATTCTTGGTTTACCAGAAGAAACTTTAGACTCTTGGAAAAATGGATTTGCCCAAATTCTTCAGTGTGGACAACATGATTCTATTGATGTTTGGTTCTGTCAAATGTTTGGTGATACTGATCTGAATAGTTCTTTGTCGAGGGAAGTCCATGGAATTAAGACTATCAAAGCAGAAGATTACATGTCCTTCAGTAAAGAAGATCATGATATTAAAGAAGTCATAGAATTGATTTCAGAGACCAATACTATGACTAATGATGAACTTATTGAAGCATACCTTTATGGATGGTTAATAATTCAATTTCATATTGCTGGATATACTCAACTAGTCGCAAAGCATTTTTATAAAAATTTAAATGTTGATTATAGAATATTCTATGATGCTTTGTTTGAGTTTATTAAAAAGGATACTGGGGTTATAGGTCAACACTATAATGAGATTGAAAGATCAGTATCTCATTATATGAAAACTGGCAAAATCTTAGACCAAGGAAAGCATGGGCATACTTTACATGCAGGAAGTTTTGCTTTTATGTTTAATAATAAAAAAGATATATTTGATATTTTAGATAAAGTTGCTACGCTATTGATTCCAATTGATGATGATATTTTAAGACTTCAAAGAGCATTCATTTTTGATGAAGATGTGCAGTACCCATATCATATTGAATGTGAAGATGGAAAATATGAAGTAGATACTGAGTTCAAAGAGTTTGATAAAAATGACCCACATACAGTGTTTATTTTACGCCGCAAAGGTCTATTGAAGAATCAACTAAGTAAGGTTTGAATGCTTCTAGTGCTTCATCCCATAAAATTCTTCTCTCATATGATGTATTTTTATCCATAAGAGCAATGGTTATTGTGAACCTTTTATCATTAGTTGGATTGTAAGAACTGTGAAGGGGTCCAACATTCACTAGACTACAATCACCAACTTCAACTTCATGCTGAATAGACGAGTATTGTTCCCTGGTTACTAGAACTTGACCATGATAATGGTCGTTTGTACGGTCACCTATATTATATTCACTTCTTTCTGGAATTTGAGTGGAGCATACTTGTTCTGCACTAGTGCTCACTCGCATCACCATATCAGACTTCCACCATCTCATAGTACTACCTTTACCACCAAACTGAAATATTAATTTTGCCCAGTCAGCATAATAAACATTATCCGAGTGAATAACACCATCATCATGTGGTGGAGTATAGAAAAATTCAATCCAAGTTGAAGTAAACCCCATGCTGTGTAGCCAGGGTTTAATTTTATTATTATTTAAGTCTTCAAACTGAAGTTGTTTATGAAACTCTGGCCATCTAATGCCTTCAGTTTTATACAAAGAAGTATTGACATTAGGAATATAATCCCTAATGTCTAAAAATCTATGATATGAATTCATAATTAAACTATTTCTGGTGCCTCAGTACTTCCACCATCTTTTGCGCCATCAAGATTTGGTTCATCAATTGGTGCTCCCAAATCCTCTCCACCAGAAGGCATTGGTTCTCCAGTAGCTGGATCAATTGGTGCATTAGGGTCTGGAATAATTCCCGCAGCAATTTCCTTCTTGATCAACTTATCCTGTTCAATGATTTCTTCGTCAGTTTGGCGAAGCATCTTACGACGAACATAGTCTTGAGAATAGTACTTACCAATGTAAGGTTCTGCAGTTGCAGCAATATTAAGTCTCTCCGTCATCAACTCAGCATTTTTAAGTTCTGAGAAGTGGTTATCATAAAGGAAGTCATATTGAATATGCTCACTCATAATCTCCCAATCTTCAGGAGAAACAATGTTTTTAAGTATAAGTTGCGTCCTAAGAAGATCGTGGAACATTGCAGAGAATCTCTTTCTCAATCTCCCAACAAACTTAGTAAACTTCAACTCATCTCTTAAGATCTCAGAAGAACGACCAAGATTGAACCCCTCTTGTCCACCAATTCTGGATGATGGTACATTTAGTGAGCGATATAGTTTTTCTTGGAAGTACTTAATATCTGAAAGTTCTCCAAGATTCTGTCCACCTGGAAGAGTTGTGATCTCAGTACCTCTACCGCCCTCGCGACGTGGCAACCAGAAATCCTCAAGCATACTCATATGCTTTTTGTCATCACGAATCTCACCAGTACTAGAATCATATACAAGTTTGTTACGATATCTCATCATAACATCACGTAGATATTGTTCTGCTTTCAGTTTAGGCAGATTACCAACATCGATGTAAAAAATACGTCGCTCAGGTGCTCTACTCAGACGGTAAATAACAAGAGCATCCTCAATCATACGAAGTTGATTAAGACCCTTGATTGCTTTATGGAGATACGATAGTGTTAAATTTTTATTACGATCTACTAGTCCAGATGTGCAATATGTGATTGAGTCTTTTGAAAATTTAATACCTTGGGATGCCTGATTTGATCCTCTACTTGCAATAGATCCAATCTGACTTGATGATTGGTTGTAGATAAAATATTCTTGAACACTTGGAAATCCTGCATCTCTAGGATCTTTCTCACCATTTGGTTGATATTTAACGTCTCTTTGAGAATTCTTACTACCTGCTTGACGAACAAAACGCATCTTCAATGCGTCAATATATCTTAACTCTTGAATTCCGTCTGAAGGATTTTTTAAATCAATTACTTTATGGTAGTACAGTCTGCCATCTACATACCAATTTCTGTAAATTTCATGACACTTTTTATCAAAATCTAGTAATGATAAAATATATTTAAATTCTTCTCTAATTTTTTTCTTAAGACCGTCACTTGTACGCAGATTTGACAATTCAATCTGAACTGGACTGTCGTTTGTATCACTTACAATTGCTTCGTTAACAATATCTTCAATCGCACCATCCACTTCTGGATGCAATGCCATCTCTCTATAACGCTTAATTAAATCATATTCAGTTCTATAAACCCCTTCAATGTCAACATATGAACCAAAAAATCCACTCGTCAGATAATGATCTACCCCGTCCTCATTATTCTGAGGAACGGGGGAGACTGCACCTTTCGGCTTATCATCACCATCTTCGATGGAAAACCCAAATAACTTCGCCATTATAATCTAGGCTTAAAACTGTTAGTACTATTTATTATACTACAAATAGTACCAATTCAATTTACTCCATTCTTACGCCTGTTTGGTCACTCTCACCTTGAGAACCTGTTCCTGATGACCAATACTGAACTTGGAAGTCAACTGTAAACTCTTCTGGAGTATCGGTTGATTCGTATGAAAGGTCAATCTGCCCAACATTAGTCGGGAAGATGTCAAAGAACTTATAAGTTCTCAGTGGTTCTTGTTGGTTTGAATCTTCACCATGTCCAGTAGAGAACTTGTCAATACCTCTACCGAGTTGGTGAACATATGCATCAACCATGTAAGAAGATGGATTTGTAGCGCCAGTAGCGTTATCCAACTTACTCAACATGTTCATCCACTGCTCCATTGCTGTGCGAATTCTAAAGTCCTCATCGTTAATGATGGTGACAGTCCACACATCGAAGGTTCTGTCTCCAGCAACCTTCAGTACTCTACCCCTAAATGGGATTTCAATTTGAGCAACATTGGAAG